TTCGGTATGCAGCCGCAGGAATACCAAGGCGCGGCCAAGGCCCCGGCTCTGGAGTTCCGACTGGGCTTCGCCATCTGGGGTGACACCAAACCCTTCGGCGACGACGGCCAACCGAACAGCGTACCGCCGGCTAACCGCCCGCAAGACCTGTTCCACAATCCGGACGGCACGCCGGGCATCATCCGTACTTGGTACATGAAGCTCGGTAACAACGAGAAAGCCGGCGCCAAGAAGGCGTTCGACAAGATGAACTACAAGGGCAACGCCAAGCACTTCGCCCAGTTCCTCGGTCAGCCCTTCCTCGTGAAGATCGGCATCAAGCCTGCCGTGGGCGACAAGCCGGCGCGCAACACCCTCGAACCGGCAGACACCCTGCCGCCGTTCGATCAGGTATCCCGCCAGCCGTACCCGGTACCGGAAGCCCCGGACGACCTGTATCAGCTGTTCCTGTGGAACAAGCCGACTCTGGCCGGCTGGAACAGCCTCAAGATCGAGGGCACCTCGGACGACGGCAAGAGCAAGAACTACCTGCAGGATCGCATCCTCGCCGCCGTGGACTTCCAAGGCAGCCCGCTGGAGCAACTGCTGCGTGGTGCTGGCGCTACCCTGCCGAGCCCCGAGCAACTGGCCCCAGCAGCCCCTGCAGCGCCCGCCCCTGCGGTACCCGCTACCCCTGTGGCCCCTGCCATGAGCCTGCCCGTGCCGAGCGCCGTAAGCCCCTTGCCGGCTGCCGGCGTAGTGCAGACCCCGGTGGCCACCGTGAACGTGGCTGATGTACCGGCTGCCCCTGCTGTGCCGGCGCTGGCCATCCCGGCCGTGCCGGTGCAGTAGTGCTCGGGGTTGACCTGAGCAGCCTTGACAATCAGTTTGAGCAAGCAGTGCCCGGCAGGGTGCTGCTGCTTGACGGCGACGGCGCGGCCTACCGCGCTGCCGCTACTGCCAAGACGCTGCCAACCGCTGTACGGCGGTTCATAACCGAAGTCCTCACGGACATGTTCAACACCCAGTCCTCGGAAGTGCGTGTACATTTAACGGGCCGGGGAGGGGCTAAGGCAGGGCGCTCGCTGTACCCTACAGCCAAGCCCTACCAAGCCACCCGAAGCGGTAAGAGCAAGCCTCCGCTGCTGGAGCCGCTGCGTGATCTGCTGGGCTCTGAGCACGCCGTGGCCAACGGGGTGCCGGCCGACTGGTACGTGAACCTGCACCGGTACTGGGAGGCTGACGACGCTCTCACGATGGACAGCCTAGTGTACGGGCCGCGTGGTGTGGTCAAGAGCGACGACAAAGACCTGCGCCTCGTGCCCGGCCCGTACTGGGAGGAGAAGCGCGGCAAGTTGGATGTGCTGGCACCGGGCGACCGGTTCGGCTGGATCGACCAAGACTTCACCCCAAGTCTCAAACTGAAGGTGAAAGGTCACGGCACCAAGTTCTTCTGGGCGCAGATGCTCATGGGGGATAAGGCAGACAACATCCAAGGGCTCTCTAAGCTCGATGGTAAGCTGATAGGCGAGGCCGGTACCCTAGGGTACCTTACACCCATAACGTGCGAGCACGAGGCTGCCAACCGCATTCTGTGGGCATACGCCCGCAACGGGCAGGACGCACTGGCCGAGGCACAGATGCTCTGGCTACGCCGTACCGAGCAAGACTGCGCGTACCGGTACTTCTGCGAGCTGGACCTTGAGCCCAAGCTGCGTCAATGGATTGACAACCTGTACAGCTACCACTGTCAATATATCGCCGCTAAGCGGCAGGAGGCCGAGGATGCTCAGGAAGCTGACTAGAACTCAGCTCCGGGGATTCGCGCTATCGCATCTGCAAGGCGTGCAGGGCGGCATCTGCCCGCTCTGTCAGCAGCGAATCGACCCGAACGAGAGGGGTGGTATGGTCGTTGACCATGACCACGTTACAGGCGAGGTACGAGGCGTTCTGCACCGTGGCTGCAACGGCGCCGAGGGTAAGGTGGCCAACGCCGTAGGGCGGTACGCCGGCCTCGGCATGTCGTACGACAAGATCGTCCCTTGGCTAGAACGTCTCGTGATCTACCTCAAGCAGCCGGGCACCGGGTACATGTACCCCGAGCACAAGTCTGCCGAGGAGAAGGCCGAGGCGGCACGTGTCAAGAAGAACAAGGCTCAAGCCGCACGCCGGGCAACTGCCAAAGTGCGCGTTATGTTACCGAAGGGTTCCCAATGAAACGACTGAAAGCTCCAGACCAAGTATCCCGCAGTGCCTTCTCGGATGACGAGATTCGGGACGCTGAGCGGAAGGCGCAAGGCAGCCGCCGAGGCGCAGCAGCCATCCTCACAGCACTCGGCCGAGGTGAAGTTTCCCGCCAGTTGGTACGCTTCTGGCTGCGGGATATTAATTGTCACACTACCGTGACACAAGGAGCGAGCAGCGCAGCGGAGCCCGAAGTGCAGCAAGCGAAAGCGAGCGACGCAGTGGCGCGGCCGTCGAAGACGGAAGGACCAAGAGTACTAGTAATAGATATTGAGACAGCACCTATATTCGGAGCAGTATGGGGATTGTTCAATAACTTCCTATCACTGGAACAAGTGAAGGAAGACTGGTTCATTCTATCCTACTCAGCTAAGTGGGTAGGCGAAGATGCGGTAGTGTACCGGGATCAGCGTAATGTGCATCCGATGGATAATGATCTGGAGATGCTCAAGGATGTGTGGAAGCTATTGGACGAAGCAGACATTGTGGTTGCACACAATGGCCGTCGCTTTGATACCAAGAAGATCAATGCCCGCTTCATCCTGAATGGCTTGACACCGCCTTCGCCGTATCGTGTATCCGATACACTGGAAACCGCTAAGAGGAACTTCGCCTTCACCAGCAATAAGCTGGCATACCTGACCGACAAGCTCTGCGATACCAAGAAGCGCAGCCACTCAAAGTTCCCCGGCTATCTGCTGTGGCAGCAATGCCTGATCGGCAATGCCGAAGCATGGGAGGAGATGGAGCTGTACAACCGCGATGACGTACTGTCGCTAGAAGAACTGTACCTGATTATGCTCCCGTGGGATGACAAGGCGCCGAACCACGGTAACTTCGTGGACTCGGAAGACCCGGTGTGTCCGAAGTGTGGTGGTAAGCATCTGGAACTGCAGGCCAAGCCGTACCGTACGAACGTGGGGCAGTACGAACTGTTCCTCTGCCATAGCTGCAAGGGTTGGAGCCGTGGCCGCAAGCTGATGAACACTCTAGAACAACGCCGCAAACTGAGGAGCGCAGTATGAGCCAAGACCACATCGTAGAGGTACGGTACACGCAAGTGGCTGGTGACACAAAGGCGGACTACGTTAAGCAACAACTCCCGCGCTGGCTGAACACCCGCACCGGGGAGCTGTTCGACAACCACACCGGCATGACTAGGTACGTGGCTAACGGATACAAAACGACCGCTGTGATTGGGGAGTGGGTGAACGACACGAACAGCCGGGTACGTATCTACGCTCCGCAGCCGTCGCAGGAACCAGACCTCAAGTTCGATTCTGGCAAGCCGCGCTGGTCCCTGCTGATGCAAGGGCTGGCCAATAGCCTCGCCGGCATCGTGGCCGTCCTGACCTTCGGGGCGAAGAAGTACGCCGCGCACTCGTGGCGTAATGTGCAGAACGGGCAGGAGCGTTACAAGGACGCACTGTACCGGCACCTGCACGCCATCGAGTCCGGCGAGCTGACCGACCCGGAGTCTGGTTGTTCCCACTGGTCGCACGTTGCGACCAACGCCCTGTTCCTGCATGAGCTGGAGATTCAGAATGCCAAGTAACACGTACAAGCGGCTGCTCAAAGACCTGCACTGCGCCATCGACACCGGCAACCAAGACGAAGCCCGTGAGGTGCTGCAGCATATCCTGCACGCCAACAGCGAGCGCACCATCACGGCACACGAGGTTGCTGACCTGCTGGCCGATTACCACCTCGCCTTCCCAGACGCCTAAGGATCAGTGATGCTCAACCCTACCCAAGTCGAACGAGAACTCCGTGCCTCGACCGAGGCCGCTGCGCAGCAGATGCGCGAGCATGCCGAGGCTGTCGCCGAGGGTCGGGTTGACGACCTCGCTGCGTTCCCGCGTATGCTGGCCCGCATCTTCTCGGATGTGCGCGCTGAGCTGGAACTGATCTGCAGCACTACTCAGCGTGGCCCCGGTGCTGCGCTGCGTGGCTGGCTGCGCCGCGTACCTCTGGACGTGCTGACTACGCTGACCGTCCGTACCGTTGTGTCTGTGTGTATCCGCGACAGTCGGGAGTCCCCGGCCACCGCCCAACAGATCACGCACTCCCTCGGTCTGGCGATTGTGCGAGAGGCGCTGGTGCAAGAGGCGTACAAGGTGAACCCGATGTACATCGAGCGCACCGAGGACTACCTCAAGACTGCCGGCACCGTAAGCCAGTCGCATACACTCAAGACGATGCGTGCTGCCGTGAAGAACGTGCTGGGCGAGGAGTACGCTCAGGGTCTGAGTAACGCCGAGTACATCCACCTCGGTAAGCACGGGCTGGACGCCTGTCTGAATTGCGGGTTGGTGCAGATGGCCCGGTATGGTCAGGGCAAGTACACCTCGGTGATCTACGAGCTGGCCCCGGAAGTCGCAGAGGTGCTGCTCAAGCAGCCCACGTACTTCCACCAGACGATGGAGCCGATGCTGGCCCCGCCGCTTCCGTGGGATGGGCATGCAGGTGGCGGGTACTACACCCGCAAGATGCAGATTCACGCCCCGTTCCGCCGCATGGGTCTGCGTACCCGTGCATGGATGCGCCCGCTGCTGGCCCAGAACCTGCAGCAGTGCACGCAGGTGCTCGACTGCGGGAACTACCTGCAGGCGCAGAGCTTCCGCATACACAAGCCCACGCTGGAGATGGTGCACCGAGTCTGGCGCAACGGTGGCGGTGTGCTGGGTATCCCGTTCAAGGAGATGCGCCCGGCCCCGGCCTTCCCGTTCCCTGAGGGCTGGGACAAGGCACAGGCTACCGAGGACGAGCTGGAGCAGCTCAAGGGCTGGAAGCGTAAGACGTGGCGCTGGCACAGTGAGCGCATGGAATTGCGCAAGGCGCACATCACACTGAGCACGGCGCTGCGACACACGAAGGATGTTGACTGCGACCTGTGGTTCCCGACCTTCATCGACAGCCGCAGCCGGTACTACTACCGTGGCGTGCTGAATCCGCAGGGTGGCGACATTGCCAAGGCGCTGCTGCACTTCTCCGAGGTTAAGCCCCTTGGACCTCGCGGCCTGTTCTGGTTGAAGGTGCACATCGCCAACTGCTTCGGCAAGGACAAGGCGCGCTTCGTCCAGCGGGCTGCGTGGGTGGACGAGAACCTCGACCTCCTGCTGGCCGGGCTGGACGCCCCGGAGGACAGCGACCTGTTCCGTGGGAACAATGACGCCCCGCTCATGGCCTTCTCGGCACTGTGGGAGCTGCGCGCTGCGCTGGAGTCCGGCAACCCGGAGGCGTACTGCACTGGCGTACCCGTGCACATGGACGCCACCTGCTCCGGTCTGCAACACTTCTGTGCGATGCTGCGTGATCCTATCGGTGGCAGGTACGTGAACCTGTACGATAGCGGCGAGGCGACCAAGGCGGACATTTACCGCAAGGTAGCCGAGCTGGCCAAGGGCCGGGTACTGCGGGACGCGAACGATCCGAAGTGCGCCAAGCAGCATCTGGCCGCTGCATGGGTTGACATTGACGTGCCGCGTGAGCTGGCGAAGAAGCCGGTGATGACGTACGTGTACGGCGCCACCCTGCGCGGCGTGTCCGAGTTCGTGACGGACTATCTGGAAGACAACCGCATCCCGCTGCCGGAAGGCGTGCGCATGTGGGAGATGGGTGCGTACATGGCGTCCGTCCTGTTCGACAGTATCGAGGACACCGTACCGGCCGCTGCTGCCGCGATGCGCTGGTTGCGTAATCGCGCCAAGCAGTACGGCACAGACGCACCCATGCTGTGGCACAGCCCGACGGGATTGCTGGTTGAGCACGACTACCGGGACAGTACTGAGAAGCGCGTACGTATCCGCTCGTGCGGCCTGCAGTACATCGTGGTGCGCGAGGTGCTCGACAGTACACGCTCGCAGGCGATGGCCAACGCCATCTCCCCGAACTTCGTGCATGCCCTCGACGCCGCGCACCTGACCTTCACGGCTCGCCGCATGCGTCAGGATGGTCTGGCTATGGTGGCTATCCACGACAGCTTCGGCACACACCCGTGCGACGTTGACCGTATGCACGAGTGTATCCGTGAGGCATTCGTGGAGCTGTACACCGAGCATGACCCGATGCAGCTGCTCCTCACTGGGATTGGGCAGCAGGATGTGTCACTACCCACCAAGGGCACCCTCGATCTGACCGAGTTCCTGTGGTCGGAATTTGGGTTTTGCTAATTGTCACACTAGAGTGACGTAATAACTGGCCGTGAACTATGACGACACGAGCGCAGGATAAAATCCACTTCACCCGGCAACAGTACGAGTTCCTGCTCAAGACGTTCCCTGCCCCGGCCATCACGCCGGACAGCACGATGAATGAGCTGCAGAACGCTGCTGGTGCCTACCGAGTGGTGCAACTGGTCGAACGTCTGGTCACAGCGACTGAGCGGGTGTACATCCAATGAACCTTTGTATGTACGTCCGCGACGTTGGTGAACCGACCGAGATGCGACCATTTGCGGAAGTTGTAACGAAGGAACTTCCCGAGTACAGCTGGACCTCCACGGAGGCTAGCGCAGAACGCATCCTCAAATCCGTGCTAGCGAATGAGCGAGTGGAGTTAGTCTACAAAGACAACGACCTCCCCGCAGCGTGCGCTGTGCTGGTAGCAGAGGATGATGACCACGTAGGCCCGTGCCTAACCGTGCAGTGGATGTACGTGATGCCAGCCTACCGGCGGACTGGGCTGGCCGAGAGCCTGATCCAGACTACTGAGGCACTTGCCCTACAAATGGGACTACCGGCCATTGCGTACACTCGCCGAATCGGTGAGGTGCGCTATGAGAATACTTACCGGAGGCTACATGGGTAAGAAGGTTGGAAAGGTGTTCAAGAAGGTGGTAAAAGTCGCCTCGCTTGGCGCCGTAGGTAATGGCGGCTGGGGCAGTAAAGCACTCGGCGCCCTATCTGGTGGGTTGCTCGGGGGTGGTGCTGATAAAGTGCCCGATACCGGGGCGGCCTTGGCGCAAGCTCTTACCGAGCAGGCGAGTAGGGCGCAGAACGCAAACGCGGACTTATCGCTAGATAACGTGGCGACTGTGGAGACTGCGGGTACGGCGAACGCCTTATCCGGCATCCAGAAGAAGCGCCGCAGTGCTGCAGGCGGTAGCTTAGCCGCGTCACTCGGCATTAACGTGAGGTGACGTATGGCTCGTGAACTCGCATCTCAGATGTGGTCGCAGTACCGCGATACGCTGGCCATCCGTAAGGCCGAAGACTTCGCGAAGTTCACGATCCCGTCACTGATGGTTGATCCTCTGAACTATCAGGATCAGTCGCAGACACTGGAGTATGACTTCCAGTCCTACGGCTCCCTGCTCGTGAACAATGCAACAAGCAAGCTCACCACCGCGCTGTTCCCTCCGGGGCGCCCGTGCTTCGTGGTCGAACTTGACGCAGAGCTAAAGAAGCTGGCTGCGGCATCTGGCGTGTCTGAATCGGCACTCGCCGCTGCGGGGACGCAGCTGGCCAATGAGTCCACGGCCCGCCTGTTCCGCAACGCCAGCCTCGCAAAGCTGCAGCGCGTAGTCAAGTTGCTACTCGTAACGGGCAACGCACTGTTGTACCGCGACGCCAAGCGCGCCAAGTTCCTCGTATGGTCCATGCAATCCTACGCCATGCGTCGGGATGCGATGGGTGATCCGAAGTGCTGTGTGCTCAAGCAGCGTATGCAATTCAGCGACCTGCCGCCGGAAGTCCAAGCGGACGCCGAGGCCAAGCGTGCTCGGCCAAAAGACGCCAACGCCAAGATCGACCTGTATACTGTTATCGAGTGGGTGCAAACCCCGGATGGCAATCGTCGAGCCAAGGTGTGGCAGGAACTGGACGGTAAACGTGTCGGTCCTGAGTCGAGCTATCCGGAACACTTGTGCCCTTGGGTACCGGTGGCATGGAACGTAGCCGATGGCGAACACATGGGTCGCGGGTACGTCGAGGAGTACGCAGGTGCATTCGCTAAGCTCAGCATTGTGAGCGAGCAGCTCGGGCTGTATGAGCTTGAGTCCCTGAATATGCTGAACGTTGTCGATGAAGGTTCCGGCGCGGTGGTCGATGACTACCAGAAGGCCGGCACCGGAGACTACGTACCCGGCAAAGTCGATGGCGTTACATCGTACGAGCGTGGCGACTACAACAAGATCGCTGCCATTAGCAATAGCATCGAGAAGGAAGTCATGCTGCTGAACCGTGCATTTATGTACACGGGGCAGATGCGTGATGCCGAGCGCGTCACTGTGGAA